GTAACAACAGCAGAACATTATTATGTTCAGGGTGGTACATTAAGATTATCTAGACCAATCATTAACAAATCTCCATATATTCAAAACTGTTCTATTCTTTCTTCTCTTGGTGGTAATGGTATCCTTGTAGATGGTGATAAGTGTGCTGTTGTAAACAAAGGTATTCTTCCAGAACTTGGAGAGATTCCTGTTGTAGGTGACCAACCAGAATTTGGTAAATCAATGGTTGCTGCAACCTTTACAATGATTTCATTCGGTGGTGTTGGTTGGCGTGTAATTAATGATGGTTATTCTCAGGTTGTATCTTGTTTCCAAATTTTCTGTAGATATGGATCCTTAGCTCAGTCTGGTGGATACTTATCAATTACTAACTCTGCTACTAACTTCGGTGATATAGCTCTGAGATCAACCGGATTTAGTAGAAATTCATTTGTATTTGATAGAGGTAGAGTTGTAGCAAATGGTACTTCCGGTGGATTACAAACACTGAGAGTCATAGGTGTTGGTAGATCTGATCAAGAACTGTATGTATTGAGATTTATCAATAACGCAAATCAAGATCAAACATCTAACTTCAAACCCGTAACTCAGTTTGCTGAATTTACTTCTGCTGGAGTAAACACTACTACAGAAGTAATCACAATTGCTGCTCACCCATTTATTAATGGAGACAGTGTTGTTTACAGTGGTAATGAAGATGCAAATCCAAAACAAGTGCTTGGTGGACTTGTAGACGATGCACTTTATTACATTAAGTATCTTAGTGCTTCTACATTCCAGTTATTTGAAGATGATAGTTTAACAAAAATAGTAAACTTGTCTGGAACTTTTACTGGAGTAGGTACTCTTACAAAAAATAATCAGGAATTCTTTAACTTTGAAACACTTGAATCTCACCAACAATATCAAAAGATAACATTTGTTGGTCTTGGATCAACTGCTAACTTTGTCTCTGGTCGTGCAGTTACTCAAGGAAACGGTGCAACAGCTGCAACTGGATTCGCAGTTACATTTAGTCAAACAACTAGAGAATTAGTTGTATCTGTGGAAAAAGTTGGTGCGACCAGATATTATTTTAGTACGAGTACATCCATAGCAGATCACTCACCGACTCCTATTTCTGTAGGGGTAAGCACAGTTGTAGGAATTACAACCTATTGGACTCTCAACTTTAAAGTTGATTCAACAACTTCAGGTCAAACGATTGCTGCTATTAATAGTTTAAATGAAAACTTTAAGTGTCATTTCCATAGACCATCTATTGTCAACTCTTCTGCACACACTTGGGAATATTCTGGGTCTGGTACTGATTATAACGCTCTTCCACAAAACGGTGGTCAGTCTAAAGCTAATACAGAACAAGTTTCTGAACTAGGTGGTCGGGTATTTTCTTCTGGTACTAATGAACTTGGTGACTTCAAGATTGGTACTCAGATCACCGCATTTAACAGAACTGGTAACATTGTCTTTAATAACAAAGTTACTATTGGTGAACTAGCAAGTATTAAACTATCACTATCTGGTGGTGTGTCAGTTGAAGAATTCTCAACAGACACTGCACTCGGAGATAATGAAACTGGTGGACCAAAAAATTCAAGAGTTTCTACTCAATTAGCAGTTAAATCATTCTTGGTTAACAGACTTGGAACCTTTATTGATAAACAGGTATCTACAAATGCTGTTCCAAATGCTGTTGTTCAACTGAACGCTCAAGGACAAATCAACGCAGATCTTATTCCACCACAAGTGGTAACATTTGAACTTACTAATGTCGGCGGTGGTAGAACTGTTTTAGCAAACAAGATTCCTGCGGTCAGTCTCAAACAAGGTGATACAGTTGTAGAACCAGATGATTCTTTTGTACTTGTAAATGATATTCTAAGTCAATATTTGATTCCAGATAGTTCAACAACAAATTACACATTCCAAAATGGTGATGTAATTACATCTGCACTTGCTGAAGCGGTAACTGGTGTTGTAACTGCTCCACCTAGAGGAATTGGTATTGGAACACAAGTTCAGGATTATGTTGGATACGGAACAACAGGTCTAGTCAAAGGAGTTCTTCTTAATCTTTCAATTACTGCTGGTGGATCTGGTTATTCTAACCCAGGAATTTATACAGGAATTACTTTAACAACAGTCACTGGTATTGGTTCAAGTGCTTATGGAACTGTAACGATTGGCGCAGGAAATTCTGCAACTACTATTAGTGCATTTGCAGGTGGTAAAGGATATGTTGTGGGTGATGTTCTAACTGCTGATGATGGCTTAGTCGGAGGACGATCTGGTGGTGCTCAATTCCAAGCAACAGTTACTTCAGTAGAAACAAGACTCTATCTAAAACTAACTGCTAATCAAAAATTTGCTGGATCTATCACTTTACCAGACCATATTGCTGACGGAAATGCAGGGTCACTTACAACTTCTTTATTAACTAGTTACTCTGTTGATCTTACTCCAACAAGCATTGATGTTGGCGGTTCTATTGACTTTAGTGCTGACAGGATTGTAGTTGGCGTTGGTCACCAATATGGAAATGGAGATCCAGTCATTTACGATGCTAAGGGTGGTACAATGCCAACCGCTTCTGGAAATGGTATTTTTGATCAAGTAACTTACTATACAAAAGTTGTTGGTGTTTCTTCTGTTGAGTTGTACTATGATTATTCTTTAGTTAATAAACTAAACTTTACTGGAAGTGGAATTGGAACACATCGTCTTCTAAGAAATGTTACTAACTCTGCTGCAGAAAAACTTGTTATTGTTGGTCATGGATACTCAACTGGAACTCCATTTAGAATATTTGGAGCTGCACCTACTGGAATTACAACACATGAATTCTATTATATTGGTGCGGTAACAACAAATGCGTTTAGTTTACATGAAACTCAAGCAGATGCACTGTTATCCGTAAATGGAGTTACATTTAGTCCTGTAGCTTTTGCAGCAACAGGACCAGGTGGAATTACTACATTTATACACCAAAATATTAGATATAGAAAGCATGTTAATACATCTTCTAGTAATCTCAATAACTTTGCACTTCTTGCAAGAGATAGCATTGATGCGTCTAATATCGTCTCTGGCATAGTTGCAACAACCAGACTAGGCGCTGGTGTTGCAAATGATCAGACGGTCCTTGCAGGTAATTCTGAGTACAAGAAGGCGGTATTTAGTGTTGGTATAGGAACAACATCTGTTCTAGGAATTAGTTCATACAGTAGTGCAACACTAGCGCCTTCTGGTATAGGAATTAATACTTATTTTGGAAATGTTGTCCTCAATGTCAGTGACGCAAAATCAGCACCTGCAGATGTTTTCTCTACAAAGGGTGTTGTTAGATTTAAAACTACCACTTTTGCTATCGGTGAAGATGGTCAAGTTACCATTAAACCAGGAACTCAAGGTGATGTTGATGCTTCATCTCTCCAAGGTCAAGGAGCTGCTTATTATCTTAATTCTGCAAATCATACAGGATCCGTTCCTGTTACTAGAGGCGGTACTGGCCTAACGGGTGTTCCTGGTGATGGTGCAATTTTAATTGGTAATGGTTCTGCATATAGCTTAACTACATCTCCAACTTTTACTGGACAAGTCACTTTTAATGGTGGTACTTCGTCAACAAACACTACTACCGGTCAGGTTAGAATTACTGGTGGACTTGGGGTTACTGAAAATATTAACTGCGGAGGAACTCTCAATGCAATTTCTAAGTCATTCTTAATTGATCACCCAACAAAACCAGGATACAAACTACAGTATGGTTCTCTTGAGGGTCCTGAAAATGGAGTATATGTAAGAGGAAAACTAGTTGACTCAGATACTATTGAACTTCCAGATTACTGGCTAGGGTTGGTAGATGAAAATACTATTACTGTAACATTAACTCCAATTGGACAAACTCCTGTTCTACATAGTGTTGTAAGTACAAGTATTTCTGAAGTTAAAGTATCAAGTACTGATGAAATTAATTGTTACTATGTTGTTTACGCAGAAAGAAAAGACACAACAAAACTTGTAGTAGAGTTTCAGGAGGGTTGATAAATGTCAGTTTATATTGGGCGAAATCCCATTGTAAATGATGGACTCATATTAAATTGTGATGCTTCTAGTCCACTCAATTATACTCTAAGTGAAGTTGAAGTTCTAATTGTTGCAGGCGGCGGCGGAGGTGGGGCTTACGCCGCTGGTGCAGGTGGAGGAGCTGGTGGTGTTGTATATAATACAAATTATGCAGTAACTCCAGGATCTGCAATTTCGGTAACAGTAGGAAACGGTGGAAACGGAGGCGTCTGGTCATCTCCCAGTCCACAAAATGGACAAAATAGTCTTTTTGGTAAACTTACCGCTGTGGGAGGTGGTGCTGGAGGTCAAGGTTGGGGTGCCAATCCTGGCTCTAGTGGAGGTTCAGGTGGCGGCGGAGCGGGTTATGATGGAGTAAGTACTCAAAATTATGTTGGCGGCGGTGGATTTACACCTGGCCAAGGATTTTCTGGAGGAAGAGGTAAAGGTATATCAGGAAATAGAGGTGCTGGAGGCGGAGGCGGCGGCGCCGGCGGACCAGGCGGAGAAGCTACAAACTTCGGTGCCGGAAACGGTGGTAGAGGAATCCCATTTAACATTTCTGGAGTAATGAGATATTATGGCGGCGGCGGTGGTGGAGGGGATTATGGTAGTTCTGGAGGTGGTAATGGAGGAGTGGGCGGCGGCGGTACGCAGAGTGGTGGAAACAGTAGTAGTCAAACTGCAACCAATGGTGCTGCAAACACTGGGGGAGGTGGAGGAGGAAGTAGAAGTGCTACTCCGGATAGTTGGAACGGCGGCAATGGAGGATCTGGAGTAGTTATTGTTAGATATCGTGGACCACAAAAAGCCACAGGAGGAAATACAATAACAAGTACTAATGGATATACTGTTCATATATTTACTTCTTCTGGAACGTTTACACCATTAAACATACCCGCAAATGCAGGTACTGTATATGGACTTCAAGATTTGAGTGGGCAGAGAAATTCTGGAACTCTTACAAATGGACCGACTTATAGTAGTGCGAATGGTGGGTCTATTGTTTTTGATGGGAGTGATGACTTCGCTGATATTATCGCTACAACTAATACATTCTCCGCTGATTTTAGTGTGAGTGGTTGGTACTATGCAACTATAAATACTGGCGGATACAGGATATTATTTGAAACTAATGGGTATAGGCAAGGAACAGGTGGAATAGCAATATATCAATTTAATGATTACTTTAGGATATGGAAATCAACTGGTACATCTTCTGCCGAATTAATTACAACTTCCGCAGGTACTGTAGGATTAAATGTATGGAAACAATTTGTTTTAACTAGAAGCAGTGGAGTACTAACTTTTTATTTAAACTCAGTCTCATCGGGAACTTATTCCACAGATACTGAAGATTATTACGCAAAAAATTTAACTGGAAAATATAATCTTGGTGGTGGTAGAACAATATATTTTTTTAAAGGAAACATAGCACAAGTATCCATATACAACAGAGCACTCACAGCACAAGAAATTCAACAAAACTTTAACGCACTTAGGGGGAGGTTTGGAATCTAATGGCTAACTCAGATAAAAATATAGTCATAACCCCTAATAAAGGATTATCTGGCCTGCCTGAAATTGCTTTTACTGGTGTTGGAAATTCTACTATTTCAATGCAAGTTGGAGATAGTGCAACTGCAAATATAAATTTTGTTAGTGCTGGATCTACAATATTATCAATAGACTCAAATGTCAGTTCAGGTTCTCTGTTAAACATTCAAGGACTTTCAAATACTAGTATTTTTAATATACCTTTTTCTGGAAATATTGAATTAAATGCAGATGTGACCGTAAATGGTCTTGGAGTTGTGTTACCTTCATATGCAACAACTAGTGGACCATCAGTAAAAGAGGGATTATTGTATTATGATCCATTCAAAAAGGGGGTAAATGTTGGAACAACAACATCAGTAATTGTTTATGCAAATGAAACCGACATTGTTAGATCTGGAATGTTATTAGAACTTCATCCATCTACTTTTTATTCTGGCAATCAAACTAATAATATTTGGCCAGATGCAAGAGGTAATGGTCATTTTATGGTTCAACAAAATGGACCGACATACAGTTCAGAAAATGGTGGAGTAATTAACAATAGTGGAGGATCTAGTCATCATTTTCTTGTGCAAGATACAATTTATTGGCAGGATATTAGGACTGTTACTTTTGATCTATGGTTCCAAACAAATACCTCTTCTACAAGACAAGGTTTAATATCTACTCATGGTGCTATTGGTTCTTCAAATAATGATGCTATAGAAATTGAAATTACACAATCAGGAACTACATTTGCTGGATTTAGATCTACTAATGGCACTTTTTATCAAGCATTATGGAATACTGGACTTTCATTGAACACTTGGTATTGCATCTGTGCAGTTCTTGATAATTTTAGAATTCGTTATTATGCAAATGGTTCTTTAGTTGCAGCTGCAACTTGGCCACAAACATTGGTTGCAAACAGTTCATCCGGTGGTTTGTATTTGGGTAGATACGAAAATCACTATCTTAGAGGTAAAATAGGTGAATTTAAAATGTATCATAGACCTCTAAAAGATTCGGAAATTAGACAAAATTTTGAGGCTACAAGAGGTAGATTTGGAATATAAATATTATTTAATGGAGGAAATATTCTAATGTCTTTAACAAATGGTACTTCTGCAATACCAGCTAGAGGATTAGTCTTAGCTTATGATCCATCAGATAGTAGAAATTACACTCTAAGTGAAGTTGAAGTTTTAATTGTTGCTGGCGGTGGTGGTGGAGGAAACCACCACGGCGGCGGAGGAGGCGGCGGCGGAGTATTATATGCATCTTCTTATCCAATAACATCTACTTCTGCAATTAATGTAACTGTTGGAAATGGCGGCGGTCCAGGCGGTGGTGGAGTAAATGGAATTAATGGACAAAATAGTGTTTTTGCAAATTTAACAGCCATCGGCGGCGGCGGTGGAGGCACATATCCAAATAGTGGTAGTTCCGGAGGTTCTGGAGGTGGCGCATCTAATTGGGGTACTGGTTCTTCAGGCGGCTCGGGAACCGTTGGTCAAGGGTTTCCTGCTTTTTCTTCAAATAATGGACAAAATAATTATGCCGGTGGTGGCGGCGGGGCTGGTCAACGTGGTGGTCAAGGTAGGGCAAAAAATGGCGGCGGAAATGGATTACCCTTTACTATTTCAGGAACTTTGAGGTACTATGGCGGCGGTGGTGGTGCTGGAACCTATCCAGGATATGATTTTGGTGATTTTACTTTTCATGGTTCAGGTGGACTGGGCGGAGGCGGCGCAGGCGGCCAAGGACCTCATGGAGGAGGAACAACACCTATTGCTGGAGCTACAAACACTGGCGGAGGCGGCGGAGGAGCATCTGCCAACACGATGTCTGGTGCTAGTGGTGGTTCTGGAATTGTAATTGTAAGATACTTGGGGCCTCAAAAAGCGACTGGAGGAAATACAATTACCAATGTGAATGGATATACTATTCACACCTTTACGTCTAGTGGAACATTTACTCCAATATCTACACCAACAAATGGAAGTGTACTTTATGGACTGCAGGATTTAACTGGAAATCCAAATACAGCTGTTTCTGTTAATTCTCCAACATATAACACTACTAATGCAAATTCAATAACTCTTAGTGGAGCAACTAATCAACATCTAACTTTTGGTAATTCCCTTGGTAATGATTTTTCGGAAATTACTGTGCAAGCTTGGGTAAGACCAACGACCTTTCCAAATGGAAACTATACTTATGAATATCTAGTTACTGCAGATGATAGTGGTTCCGGTTCTCCAGACAGTGTATTTTCTTTGAAAATTGAACACCATAATAGTCCATCCAATATACCAGCATCTTTTACGGGAAATTTAATTTCCTTTGGAATAAGAACAACAACTGCTCCATATATTTTCAGACCTATTGCGATTGCTCAAAATAATATTTGGGAACAATATATACCGGGAATGGCATTTTCTTTAAATCCACCAGAGTATGCTTTAAATACTTGGATGTTTTTATCTGGAACTTTTGATGGATCGGTTACTCTAATATACATTAATGGTCAATTAAAAGGTACAAGTAATTCCCAACCAGATGGAGTAAATAGAACTCTTTCTGGTGTTATGAATAATTCTCCTATTGGAAGAACTATAGGTAATTACTTTGGTGGCGGTGGTAATTTTACTGGAAATCTTGGACCAATTCAAATTTTTAATAGAGCACTATCATCTTCAGAAATTTCCCAAAACTTTAACAATACTCGCGGAAGGTTTGGAATCTAATGGCTAACTCAGATAAAAACATTCTTATAACCCCAAATAAAAACTCATCTTCTCAGCCAGAGATAGCTTTTACTGGAGCTGGTAATTCAACATTTTCATCCAGAGCCTCAGATACTTCTGGATTAAATTTTGTAGTTGGATCTGCAACTACAGCTTTCTCAATAGATCATGATTTAGGTTCTCCCACATCTTTATCAAATAAGAAAATATTGTATAGTGTTTCCGATCAAACTAGTTCTCCACTTTTTGCAGCTCAAGAAAATGGTGATGTTTATTTAAAACCAAATAATGGTGCTGTCAAAGTTTCTAATTCAATAAGATTGCCAGAATTTTTTAGTAACAATTTTCCAAATGGAACGGAAGGTCAACTAATTTATGATAAAACAAATAAAGTTGTTAGAGTTTTTGATGGAGTTAATTGGAAACAATCTACCGGATCTGTAACTGATGTAGATCTTTATTGGAAAAATGTAGCATTACTTGTAAAAGATGGGGAGACAATAGATCACACTGGAAGACATCAAATATACACTTCCGGCAGTGCAACTCGTATAGATAGTGTACCTCCTTTCAAAAATAATGGATTATCTTGGTCACTAGGACAAAGTACTTCAAGTTATATAGAATATAGAAATAGATTTGAAGATTTTGCTTTGGGTAGTAATACTGTATGGACCCTTGAGATGTGGATATATCATACAAATACTTCAAGTTATGCTCATTATTTTGTTCCTGGCGGGCAAACTAATCAAGGAACTTTTAAATCATGGTGGAATAATAGTTCTGATTGGAGACCTTATATGTATACAGCTAATGGTAACATGGTTGGAGCTAACAACTCCCAAGCAATTAGTAATTTTACACATAAATGGACATGGTTAGTATTCCAAAGAGATGGAAGTAATATGAGAATATGGATAGATGGAACTTCTTACGAAACTTCTAATTCTGGCGGGTCCATACCAAAATCTGTTCCGGGTGGTTCTCAGTATAGTTCTTCAACAGTTGTTTCGGGAGCTTGGAGCAATGAATCAGTTCCATTTTATCTTGATGAATTAAGACTTACTTTAGGAGTTGCCCGTTATGGAACAGCTTCAACCATTCCACTTCAAACAAAAACTTGGCCTACAATGGGCCCATAAATAATTAATAAAAAAAATGGCTGTAAATGTTGGACAAAAATCTATTATTAAGTCGGATCTACTCTTTCAGTTAGATCCGTCAGATCCATCTAATTATATTCTAGATGAAGTAGAATACTTAGTTGTTGCAGGTGGAGGAGGTGGAGCATCTGCAGATCAAAACACTTCCGGCACTGCTGCTGGCGGTGGTGGAGGAGGATTTTTAACAGGAATGTTACAAGTATCTCCAGGTGTAAACTACACAGTTACAGTTGGTAATGGTGGCGCCGGAGGAGCTGCTGGCCAAAGCATAACTGGCAATTCAGGTCAGAACTCTGTTTTTGGTCCTGTAAACGCAATTGGTGGAGGACATGGTGGATCCTGCCCTTCCCCAGCTGGAGCATCTGGTGGATCTGGAGGAGGGTCTTCCGGTTGTGGGAATAGCCCAGGAGCTGGAACTCCAGGTCAAGGATTTCCTGGAGGAACTGGAAATAACAATACATATAATCCAGGCGGGGGAGCCGCAGGTGGCGGCGGTGCCGGCGGCCGAGGAGAGGGGGGATCTGGATATAAAATGGGCGACGGCGGCCCAGGAAAAGTATCTTCAATTTCAGGCACTCCCACATACTATGCGGGAGGCGGTGGAGCTGGAGGAGCTTTTGAATATGTACAAGGCGGCCGCGGCGGTGTAGGCGGCGGAGGTAATGGGGGTTGGAGAATAAATCAGGGATATAAAACCGCTGGAACTCCTGGAACTACAAATACTGGAGGCGGCGGTGGAGCTGGTGGAGCAACCGATGGCGCCCCCGCCGGCGGGGGTGCTGGAGGATCTGGAATTGTAATTATTAGATATCCTGGCCCACCAAAAGCTTCTGGAGGTAATACTATAACAACTACAGGTGGATTCACAATTCATACCTTTACAAGTTCTGGAACATTTACTCCAAATACTTTTCCTACCAATGGTGGAGGAGTCAATGGGTTGTATGATTCGGGTGGAAATAGATTTGTATTTGTTCAAAATGGAGGACCTACATACAATACAGCAAATCAGGGATCTATTACTTATGATGGAGTAAATGATTGGATGGAGACGATTCTTCCTTCAAGATTTATTGGAGAGGGAATTTGGACATATAATGTTTGGTTCAAAATTAATGGACCTCTTAGTGTAGCAACTTCTCCTAATGTAATTTTAGATACGGATGTTACTGGGGGATCCGGAAATATGATCTATGTGACTGGAGATGCCAACGTTAATGGTAGTATTAATCCTAGTGGAATTGCAAATAGATTAATATATGGAACAAGACCATCATCTGGTGGAGGATATACTCTTTTACAAGGTTCAACATTGACTCAGGGTGTTTGGTACAATGTATGTGTAACTAGAAATGGGACTACCGAAACTAAAATGTATTTAAATGGAAGTTTAGATGCAACTTATAGTGGAAATATGCCTTCTTTTGGAACTACAACTATAAGAATTGGTAGGTGGACAGATGGTACTGTTTATGGAAATTCTTCTATTGGACCAGTATCAATTTATGGACGAGTTTTAACTGCATCAGAAGTTCTTCAAAACTTTAACTCTCTAAGGGGGAGGTATGGAATCTAATGGCCAACTCAGATAAAAATATAGTCATAACTCCTAATAAAGGAGCTGCAGCTCAACCACAAATTGCTATCACTGGTTTTGCTAATACAACAACTTTTATTAGACCTTCTGATGATTCTACAGCAACTTTAGATTTTGTCGGAGTTGGTAATACAATATTTACAGTATCAAAAGAAACTTCTACAGGACAACAATCTATTTCAGTTGTTGACAGAAGAGGCGATGTTGTAGCTGAAGTTAGAAATGATGGTAAAGCCAATTTGTCTTCAAAATCTGGAAAACTTTTCATAGGTGGAGAAGGATTGCAATTGCCTAAAGTAAATACTCAGACAACACCTGCAGGTAAATCTGGAGTTTTGGTTTATAGTAGTGTAGATAAAGATGTAAAATTTTCAAATGGAAATACATGGATTTCTATGTATTCTCCAAATCATACATTAACTGAAGCAGTAGGAGTAACTCCTTTATTGCATTACCAATCTTCAGATTTGGATTCTATTGGAGATGGAACTGCATTAAATGCAAGTAATAGGTGGATTAATAATGGATATCTTGGTAGAAATTACGATATGATTAATGATACATCTGGACATTATAGCAGTACAATAACTGTAACAACTCAATACAGTAGAAAAGCTGCAAATTTTTCTGGTTTTTGTTCATTAGCATTTATAAATGCACCTTATTATACATTAGTTCCTAGTGGTGTTAGAGCTCAATGGACTGTTGCTTATGTTTACGGTGGAGGAAGCAATCAAGTTAGTTCAAATGATTCAAGTCCAGGATTTAATGGTCATGGTCAAGGACCTGTAACAAATATTCCAGATAGAGTGGGCGGGGGGTTGTTTGCTTGGCATTATATTGATAATTTTGGTGGCCAATTAACTCACTGGTGGGATAATGATGGTTGGACATTTGCTGGAAATCCAAAAAGAAATTCAGAATTTCCTATGGAAAATATAACTCCAAATCAATGGATTAATCGTCTGAACATGGGAAGACAAGACTCTTACTATGGCAGAACAAATTATCCTATGACTCTTGATACAGTTATGAATGGTGGAAGTTTAAGTGCCGGAGATGGATCTTATTCCGCAGCTAATGTAATAATTTCCGGAATCGGCAATATAAGAAGAGCAGATAGTAGTGCACAGACATGCACAGGATATCTTTACGATGCAGTTTTATTTGATGCACCACTTTCAGACGATAAGATCCAAAAACTACGAGATTATTATGCCACAAAGTATCCTTTTGGAAATATTGTGTTATAATTAATATTATTTTCTTATATCATGAAAGACAAAGTTATAGAAGTAAGTAAAGATAGACAAATTATAATACTTGATGATTTTTTTACATTTTCCGAAATTTCTGGAAATTATAGTAATGCTATATCTTATAAGTACTCAATATACAATTCTAATGAATCTGAAGTACAAGATTTATCCCATAAAAGATTGGGATGTCCATTGGAGATGTCGGATCCAATTTTAATGAATATTTTTGATGAAAAAAGATTAGATAAATTAAAAGAGTATATTCCACAAGAAAGTTTTTACCATTGGAGATCTTATATAAATCTTGGTATTCACAGTGATAATCACAAAATTCATGTAGATGATTTTAAAGTTGGAGATGGAATTACTCTTTTATATTACATAAATCGTAATTGGGACAAAGACTGGGGAGGAGAAACAACATTTTATGATGATGATAGAAATGAAATATTGTACACAAGTCCGTTTGTTCCTGGAAGATTAATTATCTTTTCTTCCACAATACCACATTCAGCAAAACCTCAACATTTTAATGCCCCGCCTTATCGTTTTACATTAGCTTCAAAATTTAAAAGACATGGATCAGTATAATTTTTCTGTTGGAGTTGAAAGTTCTATTCAAAACTTAAGACCTGGATCTAAATTTATATTAAATGGAACTACATTTCAAAATTGGGAACATGAACTTCCACCGCCAACTTGGGAAGAAGTTATGGAACAACTTGATAAAGATATAAAAGAATATGAATCACAACCAATTAGAGTTGTAGACAACTTCTTGTATGAAGAAGAATTTAAAGAACTTAAAAATTTTATTTTATTTAGTGGAAATTTGCCTTGGTACACTAGAAATAATGTGGGAAATTTGGGATCCAATGATGGGTATTTTTTGATGCATATGTTCTATTATGATTATAGACCATCTAGTGAATATTTTAAACTTCTCAATCCAATACTATCTAAAATAAGTCCATTATCTCTAATAAGAATAAAAGCTAATTTTTATCCAACTACTCCCACAATAATTAATCATGATTTTCATGTAGATTTTTCCGATTCAGATAATAATCCAATTTCATGCAAAGCCTGCCTATTCTATCTTAATACTAATAATGGAAAAACAGTATTTAAAACTGGAGAACAAATACAATCCATTGAAAATAGGGCTTTATTTTTTAACCCTTCAATGGAACATTGTAGTACAACTTGTACGGATGATGCAATGGGTAGATTCAACATCAATTTTAATTACTTCTAATGACTCAAAGTAAAGTCATTGAATGAATTTATAAATACCCTTAGAAGACTAGGGGTATTTTTTTATGGCGCAACCATCTAGTAGAGCGGAGTTGAAAGAATACTGCCTCAAACAACTAGGAAAGCCAGTTTTAGAAATAAATGTAGATGATGATCAGATTGATAATCTAATTGATGATGCAATTCAATATTTTCATGAGCGTCACTATGATGGTATTGATCGTGTATTTTTAAAACATAAACTTACTCCTGCAACTAAGACTACCTTAGCACAACCTATAGTAGCAGGAACTGCAACAACTTCTCCAAATATTGTAGGTGCTGGATTAACATCTTTAAGTTACGTAGAAGGTGTAAATTATTTACCTTTGCCTGATTCTATTATTGGTGTTAATAATATTCTTAAGATAAATTCTAGTACAGTATCTGATGGACTTTTTAATATCAAGTACCAATTATTTTTAAATGATGTTTATTACTATGGTGCATTGGATCTTTTAAATTATTCAATGGTTAAAAGATATCTAGAAGATTTAGATTATCTTTTAAATCCATCTGCACAAATTCGTTTTAATAAAAAAAATCATAAATTATACTTAGATATTGATTGGGCTCAAGTGGGCGAAAATGAATATGTTATTATTGACTGTTATAGAATAATTGATACAGCTAATACACCAAAACTTTACAATGATTGGTGGTTGAAAAAGTATCTTACTGCACTTATTAAAAAACAGTGGGGTCAAAATATGATTAAATTCAATGGTGTTCAACTTCCTGGTGGAGTTCAACTCAATGGAAGACAAATATATGATGATGGAGTTGCAGAAGTAGAAAAGTTAGAACAAAAATTGAAAGAAGAATATGAATTACCACCATTAGATCTCATAGGCTAATATGTCACCACTCAATTCTTATTTTTTACAAGGATCTCCGAGTGAGCAAAGACTTATTCAAGATCTAATCAACGAACAACTTAAAATGTATGGACAAGATATTCTATACATGCCAAGGAAAATTGTCGGTGAAAAAACAATTATTAAAGAAGTGGTTGCATCAAAGTTTGACGATAGTTTCCGAATAGAAGCCTATCTAATGAACTATGATGGATTTTCAGGTAATGGTGACTTACTAACAAAATTCGGAGTTCAATCTAAGGATGAAATAAATTTAGTTATTTCAAAAGAAAGATATGATGATTTTATTTCACCTTTATTAAAACTGTGGCCACAAAATGAAAGAAAAGTTGCATATAGACCACAAGAGGGAGATTTGATTTGGTTTCCTCTTGATGAGTCTTTATTTGAAATTAAATATGTTGAACATAAAAAACCATTTTATCAATTAAATGAACTTTATGTTTATGAATTGAGATGCGAAAGATTTGAATATGAAGATGAAATTATTGATATATCCGAAGTTGATCCTACAGGCATTGAAGTTAATGAATCAGTTAAAGACCTTGGAAATGTTTATACTATTCAAATGGTAAGTGCTGGAGCAACAACTGCAGTGGCTTCAGTGGGTTTTGCAACAACAAACGCTTCTTCAAAATCTGTTCAATATATTGATTTAATTAATGATGGATTTGGATATAATTTTGCTCCAAATGTTTCAATTTCTACTGCAGGAGTTGGAGGATTAACCGCAACAGCCGTTGCTATTATGACAAGTAGATCAGTTAACCAAAAACTTGCAATTGATCGCATCTTAATTACTAATCCTGGATTTGGATACACTCAACCACCAGTTGTCACGATATCTGGCGGTGGCGGACAAGGAGGAATTGCAACTGCAGTTATCAATACCGGAGTATTAAAGATAATTGGTATTTCTTCTGGTGGGGTTGGATATACTACAACACCAAAAGTTCAAATTACTGGAGTTGGGGTAACAAACAATAATTCTAAGGCTGAAGCATTCATTAATATTAAAGGACAAGTAAGTCTAGTAGCATTCTCCAATGCAGGTGCTGGATATACAATAGTTCCTTCTATTAGTTTTACAAATCCAACTTCAACAACATTTGGTGATTATGATTACAATGAAGTTGTTACAGGATCAAGATCTGGTGCAACTGGATATGTTAAAAGTTGGGATGCTTCAAGTAGAATACTTAAACTATCAATTGTTGATGGAACATTCCAACGTGGAGAATCAATTGTTGGTGTGGCCGGCAGTTATAAGGTATCAACTGTACAAACAAATGAGTTCTTAGATCTTGTTGCTCAAAATATTGCCATTGAAACGGAAGCTGATTCCATTATTGATTTTAGTCAGAGAAACCCATTTGGTGAATACTAAATAATTATTACTCCTATTTAACTTGTAATGATATCAAATTATTTTTACCACGAAATATTGAGAAAGACCATTGTGTCTTTTGGTACACTTTTCAATGATATTAAAATTAAACATAAAGATAATGCAGGAAGTGATTTTAGTATCTTGACTGTACCAATTGCATATGGTCCAGTACAAAAGTTTTTAGCGAGAATTGAACAAGTTCCAGATTTAAAAAAGAGAGTTGCAATTACTCTTCCTAGAATGGCTTTTGAAATGACTGGTATTCAATATGATTCAAGTAGAAAATCCAGTACAATGCAAACATTCAAAGCATTGGATGGAAATGAAACAACAAAAGCTTTTATGCCTGTCCCATATAATATTAATATTAGACTTTCAATTATGTCTAAATTAAATGAGGATGCATTACAAATTGTAGAACAAATTTTACCATATTTTCAACCACATCTTAATTTAACTGTAGATTTAGTTTCAAGCATCGGAGAAAAAAGAGATATTCCAATGATTCTTGAAAGAATTACAATGGACGATCAATATGAAGGAGATTTCACAACAAGAAGAATTCTAATTTATACTTTAGATTTCACTGCAAAAACATATCTGTTTGGCCCAATTGGTAATGGTAGTGATGTTTTAATTAAAAAAGTTCAAGTTGACTACTATTCTAATACTGATAAAATTAATGCCTCTAGAGAACTTAGATATACCGCAGAGCCTCGTGCATTAAAGGATTATAATAATGATGTAACAACTGTTCTTTCAGAAAATATTTCACCAAATATTACAGAGTTTGATGTTTCCAGTGCAGTTTCTCTTGTGGAAAAAATTTATATTCAAATTGATTCTGAATCAATGTATATTCGTAAAATAACCGGAAATACTTTATTAGTTAATAGAGGTCAGGATGGCACAGCTATAGTAGAACACTCAAGTGGAACTGCAGTTAATGTAATTAATGATGCAGATGATGCACTTATAGATCTTGATGATGATTTTGGATTCAGTGAATCTCGTTATGATTTTGCTGATGGTAAAGTTTATAGCACCACTAAAGGTGTT